AATTAAATTTTGGTGGTGACCAATCAACAAGTACTTATTTTTCCGAAAGTATATCAAATACTGCTGAATACTATATAGCATATATAGATGATGAACCATACGCGTATGGACCTGATTTAAAAACAGGAAGTTTAGATTTTCCTATATCAACGGAAAACTATACAAACGTATTAATTAATAGACATAATAGTCCTGACTCATCTTCTTGGTTTGAGGTATGGTTAGCTACATCTAATGGAAGTCGAATAACTACATTTGTTAGTATGTCTTTAGCAACCGATGATACTCAATGGGAGACTGGTTCTTATTTACAAATTGGTGGTAATGGGTTTGATGGTAATTTAGATGAATTCCGTTTATGGAAAACGCCATTGCAAAGGAGTAAGTTTGAAAATCACACACTATTTCCAGATGCAATTAATGGTAATTCATTTACAGCATCTACTGCAGATTTAGTATTCCGTTTGGATTTTGAATACCCAAAAGATAGAAATTTAGACCCTAATATTAAAAACGTAGCAATCAATGAGAGTTATGGAGAACAATTTGCATCGGCAAGTAATATGTGGTCTGCACCAACATACCCATATCAATACACTCCATACGATAGAACGGTAACAGCTAATGTACCATCGTTGGGATTAACATATTCTAATAAAATAAGATTTGAATCAGCATCATTGGTTACCGATTTATCATACAAAACTAGAGCAACTAAAAAAGCATTTGACCAGGCACCAATAGATACAAATCGTTTAGGATTATTCTTTTCACCAACAAAAGAATTGAATATGGATATCTTAAAAGCGTTTGGTGATTTTAATATTGATAACTATATTGGTGACCCATCGGATGAATATAAAGATAGTTATAAAAAATTAGAAGATTTAAGAGAATATTATTTTGAAAGACTTGCGAATAGAGATATCTATGAATATATACGTTTAGTAAAATATATTGATAAATCCCTATTTGATGTTATGGCAGATTTAGCACCTGCTAGAGCAAAGATATCAAAGGGATTATTAATCGAACCTCACTATTTAGAAAGAAGTAAAACTAGTTGGAGAAAAGCAGAATCATTAAAAAATGATTATGATACAACGGTGGATACTAGGGATGATACTAAAATAGATTTGGAATATTTGGTTAAAAATTCTGTTTTAGATTTAAAAGATTTAACTGAATTTAACGTAGATTTACCAAACTATGATACAATAGTTGAAGCAAACGATAATATATTATTAGAAGGTACAAACCCTTCGTATCATGGTAGTATAGTTTATAATTTAAGTAATAATTTAAATACGGAATTTCCTACATATCCAAATACGGGCTCTGCTAATATATTCTGTCCAACTGGAGAAACTTTACTTGGTAGTGTTGATGTATTTTCATCTACTCAAATAGGAATGGAAAGAGATTCATTGGCAAATGCTGGATTTGGATTGTATGCTAAAAAAGGTAATGGTTTGGTTAGATATTGGGAAGGTGTATTTGGTAATTCAGAAACAACTGGAAGTAGAAAATCTATGTTCTTAGTTAAAGAACAATATACGGAATTTGAGCAAGTTCAAATATCTGGATATCCTGTGGCAGGATATCAGCCTGGTGACCAAATAAAATACAGAAAACAACCAGTAATAAGAAACAAATATAGAGTTTCGGTTTTACCGTTTAGTGGTAGTGTTGCAATTGGAAATGATGTTGTAGAGGTTCAGGCTATAAATGGATATCTACCAACACACTATCGATTTAAGAATAATTTATCAGAGGGATTACAACGTTCTTATTTCAAAGGTTCGTATCAAACAATAGCAACTACACCGGACGGATTATCACCGGTTGAAACATTTAGTACTAATCCTAACATTCTTAGAGTGGCTAAGACGGGTAGAGGTAGTGGTGAACCAATACTTGAAGTGGATTAAGAATGAAAATATTAATTGGTTATATTTATTTTAGATAATAAAGAATTAAAAAAACAATATCAAATGGCATATTTAGATAATACCGAAATTACAGTAGATGCAATTCTTACCAAAAAAGGAAGACAAAAATTAGCATCCGGTCAATCATTAAACATTTCAAAGTTTTCTTTGGGAGATGATGAGATTGATTATACGCTTTATGAACCAGCGCATCCAAAAGGTTCTGCTTATTATGATTCAGCGATTAGAGCTATTCCTATTACGGAAGCATCGCCTGATGAAACACAAGTATTAAGATATAAATTAGTTACCCTTCCAAAAGGAACAACTCAAATTCCTGTTGTTAGATTTGGTGTACCACGTATTGCGGTTAATCAAACTGAAGGTGGTGTAGGATTAACTCCAACAACATCTCCATCTGGAAATACAAACGCTGGATATACCGTAGTATTAACTGACCAAAGAGCCGGTACTATTACTGTGACTAGAGGAGCTACCAACGTTGGAAGTGTTCCTGTTTTCTTAGGAGAAGAAATTACAACAACTGCACAAGTGGTAAGTGGTTTAGAATTTAGATTCACACCAAATCCAAACTTGACAATTGATATTTCAACAACAATAACGGTATACGGAAATGAAACTGGTGGTTCAGAAACAATTCCAGTAGCTGTAACTTATAAAGCATAAAAAATAGATATATAAAATGGCACTAATTAATGACCCAAATATAACCGCCCAAATTAGAGATTTGGCAAATACAGGTACGATTGATTCAAATCAGTTAGTAACTTTGCTTAACTCTGTATTACCGGCTGGACAACAAATTTCAACCGGTGCTGGGGTAGCTACTGGTATTTATAAGAGATTTGGTGATTTTGATAAAGTAAACGCTAAAATAGAAGTAGTAACAACCGGATTATGGTCTGGTGATTCTGGTTCTTTAGCACAATTCTTTACAGCATCTGCTCAAACTACCGCAACAAGCGGATATTATTACACTAATGTGTACGATTATAACCCAATAGCATTTTCTGATACCGCAGAAGTTCAATTTGCAGTTGCATACGGACATGTTAATGGTAGTGGTTCTATGAATTTAGCAACTAACGATTCTGCATTACTTGCAACAAAAGCAACATACGCACAATACCGTTCAATGTTATTAGACCCAACCGATAGTAAGTTCTCTTTTGAAAATGCATCTGGTATTGAAGTTGATGCAAATTCAATTTATATTATAAATGTAGCTAGAAGCCGTTTTAGAGAAAAAATGGATGCTGGTAACTGGTCATTAACATTGACTGGTGGAAATGGTACATTCCATTTTATTGATAATAGTGGTAAGAAATTTGGAGATGACTTAGGTTTAAGTGGTAGAGTATTCAAAGTAGTTTCTGGTTCATTGAACTTAGGAACTGAAAACGAAGCTACAATCAACACAACAGTTGATGCTGCTACTAATGAAGGATATGGTTTATTCTATCCTGATAGAGGTATAATCGTACTTAATGCAAGAGCAATTGGTTCTACTTTGGGTACTATTGCAAACCAAACAATTTACACAAAAGATGGTGCTATCATTCAAAGTGGTAGTGTATCTCCATCACATCTTCAAACATCAGAGCAGTTTAATCAATATAGATTATTACAGGCAATTCAAAGAGGTGGTGATTTTGAAGCACGTAGAACTGAAAACATTTCTACTCAACACTTCTTTGTAAGAGCAACAAATAGAGAGTTTAATTACTCTAATAATCCTACATATATCGATGCAGATGGTTTCTTTGTAGAATCTACATTTGAAACTGACCCACAAACGTATATAACAACAATTGGATTATATAATGATTCAAACGAATTGATAGCTATTGCAAAAACATCACAACCGGTAGTTAAATCGTTTGATAAGGAAGTACTTATTAAAGTTAAATTATCATTCTAATTAAAAAATAAACACAATATAAGAACCCCCGAAAGGGGGTTTTTAGTTTAAGAAATATTTATATAAAAAATAATAAATGATTAAAGAAATTCCTAAATCTGATATAATTACAAGACCAATCAAAGTTTATAAAGAATGGACATTGGATGAAAATGATGTGTATCCATTATTTGGAGAATCTCCAGATAATACATTAATAGATGTGAATTCTGATGAAAAAACTCACGGATTTGTTAGAAAGGTTTTATATGAATCAGTAAAATCACAATTTTATAGAAACGCAGATACAGCATCAATAATAACCGAAGTTGGTTTACGAAAATCATATACATCCACGGATGAAAGAAACTTAAGTAATGAGTTTGCTGTAATATCAATCCCACAGATATATTATGGAGAGGGTGTTAAAGTTGGTAGTGTAAGATTAGAAGATGAGCAAAGTAGTAAAATATACGAAGATGATGGGTACTCAAATCTTATAGATTCTGGAAGTAATGTAGCTGGTAATATATTTTATGATAGAGGGTTGGTTATATTGACAAGGGATATCGTTAGTGGGTCCGTGTTATCTCAATATACATTAAACTTTCGTTCTACTAAAACAATTTATGAAAATGAAATTCTTTTATCAGTATTGGAATCGGAGTTTAATGTTTCACAAAACCCAACAGCAGTAGATTATGATGCCGATGGTACATTTGGTAAAATTAAATTACATTCCATTCAATCTAATGTAAATCCTAATGTTTTTAGCGGATTTGGTGAATATGATTATAGTAGTTCATTAGACACTACTGGCTCTTATTTAGCCCCATATATTACTACAATCGGTTTATATGATGATGATTTAAATATGGTAGCTGTTGCTAAGTTACCACAACCAATAAAATCATTACCAGATTACCCGTTGAACTTCATTGTTCGTTTTGATACATAAGGTTATATTTATATAAACAAACAAATACTAAAAAATGGCAAGTATAATTGATATTTATAAAAACGGAGTACCAACAACAGGTAAAGCCGATTTAAAAGGTGGAGATAAAACCAAAATTGAAAAAGATGGTGGATTGGATTTATCAGCCGATGATAAAGCTTTAGCTAAAGCTAGAGGTGGTGCTTTGAATACAAAGAAATATTCTGATTCGATTAAAAGATAATTAATGTCTTGGAAATTTAATGGAAATATAGTTACAGAGGAAAATACACCGGAAGGTGCAGTTGGGTTTGTATATAAAATGATACATACCCCAACTGGTAGATTTTATATAGGGAAGAAGTCCCTAAATCAAGTTCGAAGATTGAAGCCCCTTAAGGGCAAGACTAGAAAGAGAGTTGTTAGAAGTGCTTCCGATTGGGAGAAATACTATTCATCAAACGAATGGATTAAGTCCGAAGTAAAAGAGGGTAGAGCTGGTGATTTTGAAAGAGAGATTATCCAGTTTTGCTTTTCCAAAAAATCCTTATCATATTACGAAATTAAATGGCAGTTTCATTACGATGTACTTGCCAACGAACAAGCAATAAACGAAAACCTTATGGGAAAATTCTTCCGTAGGGATATTATAAATTAAAGTTATGACAATACCTGAAATTGCAAAGAAGTACGGAATCTCCGAAGCTTACTTAAACGCAAAAGATGATGCACTAAAAATAGCAGCAGCATCATTAGTAGACCTTAAAGGAATGGTAGACAAAAATATGCCAAGAGAACAAATCTCTAATAAATTACAATTTTTAGCAGATTTTCTAATGGATTGTAAGAATTCTAACCATTAATTAGGTTATATCAGATAATTTTCGTATATTTGTGATATTAATATCCAATTCATGCTATCTGGTAGGAACAAATTACAAATAATTACAATATTAGATTCTACACTCGGTGTAGGTTCATCTCTGAAAGGAAATGAACAGGCTCACCATTGTCCTTTTTGTAATCATCACAAAAAGAAGCTCCAAATTAATTTAGATACACAACGATGGCACTGCTGGGTGTGTGATTCTAAAGGTAGGAGTATATATTCCCTTCTTCGTAAATTAAACGTGGATATAAGAGACCTGAATAGGGTTAAAGATGTTTATGGAGATGAACCGGAATACGATTCTAAAGAAGAATATGTAGCTAAGTTACAATTACCAAAAGAATTTAAACAATTATACTTTAAACCAACCCGTACAAATCCATACTATAATCAAGCCATGTACTATCTTTCTCAAAGGGGTATTACTCAAGCCGATATTGTAAAGCATAATATAGGATATTGTGAAGATGGGTTGTATGGTGGTAGAGTTATTATACCTTCTTATAATTCCGATGGAGAATTAAATTATTTTGTGGCTCGTTCTTTTTACGAAGATGAACCATACAAATATAAGAATCCACCAATTAGTAGAGATGTGATTGTGTTTGAAAACCAAATAAATTGGAACGAACCTATTACTCTAGTCGAAGGTGTATTTGATTCATTTTCGGTAAAAAGAAATGTGATTCCGTTATTAGGTAAATTCTTACTTAGTAAATTAAAAAACAAAATTATGGAAAACGGTGTTAAAGAAATAACAATTATGTTAGATTCAGATGCCGTAAATGATTCAACTAAACATACCGAATGGTTTCAAAAAAATGGAATAAAAGTTAAGAATATTATACCAACCGATAAGGATGCTGGTGAAATGGGATTTAAAAAAGTAAATGAACTATTGAAAGAAGCTAAAGAAACCGGATGGGATGACTTAGTACTTTCGAAACTAAATAATATATGAGTAAATTAAAAAGAATTTATCACATTGCGGATATACACATCCGAAACATCAAAAGACACAAAGAATTCAGAGAAGTATTCTATGCTATGTTTGATGAGATTAAGAAAAGAGGAACGGAAGATTCTATTATTTATTTAGCAGGGGATATTGCCCACGCCAAATTGGAAATGAGTCCGGAATTGGTGAAAGAGATTAGTTGGTTATTGACGGAATGTACAAATCATTGTGAAACTATTATGATTGCGGGTAACCACGATTGTAATATGAATAATGCGGATAGATTAGATGTACTTACTCCAATTGTTGATGCATTAAAACTACCAAACCTAACATACCTAAGAGATACGCAAGTTTATGGGATTGGGGATGTTGATTTTGCAGTATTTAGTATATTTGATAATAAAGATAACTGGCCTAAAGCAAACACTCTATTTGCAAACAAAAAGATTGCATTGTTTCATGGACCTGTTGATAACTCTACAACCGATGTAGGATATGTGGTTAGTAGTAGACACTTTACAACTGAAATATTTGATGGATATGATTTAGCATTATTAGGAGATATTCATAAAAGACAAGAGATGGTATCGCCAAGCGGATGTAAGGTGGTGTATGCTGGTTCTTTAGTACAACAAAACTTTGGTGAGAGTTTAGATAAGCACGGATTTTTAGTTTGGGATTTAGATACAATGACCTATGAGGAAGTTGATATCCAAAATGATTATGGATACTACACATTAGATGTTGATGGTGGTATTGTACCGGATGTAACCGATATGCCAAAGTATCCTCGATTAAGAGTAAGAATAAAAAATACTGATACTGCAGATACAAAACGGATGATGGCTGATATTACTGCAAAATATGGTGTGGAAGATTTTACAATCATTAGAACTGATACATTCAATGCTAAAAAAACCAACGATAGAGAGGCCAGGTTGGAGGTTGATAGTGTTAGTGATATAAACCATCAAAACTCTTTAATAGGGGAGTATATCGAACGGATGCTACCCTTCGTGACAAAGGAGGACTTAGCTGGGATAGAGAAAATAAATCGTGATATTAATAGTAGAGTACAACCATCTGAATTACAAAGAAATATAAGTTGGAAACAAATAAAATTTGACTTCTCTAATATGTTCAGCTATGGGGAGAACAATATCATTAAGTTTGACAAAGTAAATGGATTAATGGGGTTATTTGCACCAAATGCTCAAGGTAAATCATCTCTATTTGATGCAATTTCATTTTGTTTGTTTGACAAGTGCAGTAGAGCATACAAAGCAGCGGCAATTATGAATAATCGTAAATCAGATTTTCATTGCCAGTTAGATTTTACTATCGATGGTGTAATGTATCATATTCGTAGAGAGGGAAGAACTATTAATAAGGGAAGAAATGTAAAAGTAGATGTGGACTTTTGGAGAGATGGTGATATTGGTAGAGAATCCCTAAATGGTACGGAGAGAAGGGATACAAACCAAGTAATTGAAACTTATGTAGGACGGTATGAGGATTTCGTAATGACTGCTCTATCTTTACAAGGAAACAATGCACTATTCATTGATAAATCACAATCCGAAAGGAAAGACCTCCTTGCTCAATTTATGGGATTGGATATGTTTGATAAGTTGTACGAAACCGCTACAAACGATATTAAGGACGTGAACGCACTTATCAGAAATTTTAGAAGGACGGATTTTTCGACAGAATTGGCACAAAAAGAAACCGACTTGGATACCAAAAAAGTTGAATATGGTGAATTAGATTCTGAAAAAACGGAATTAGAAAATCGTAAAGGTGATTTAGAAGAACAAATTGTAACATTATCACAACAAATCATTCCGATTCAAGGTAACCTAAATATAGATGATTTAAACGCCAAACTTAAAAAGATTGATGGTGAATTAACAAATTGGGGTAATACTAAGTTTGATAAAACCATAAAACTAACTGAAGCTAAACAATTGGTTTTTGAGGCAAACGAAATGGTTCAATCAAAGGTTATTATCAATGGTACTGATATTAGTGAAGCTCAAATTGAATTGAATTTAGTTAAAGGGCAGATTAAAGATACAACTCATCAAATTCAATTGTTGGAACAATCCATAAATTCCAATAAAGAAAAATTATCTCATTTAGCAGAACATGAGTATGACCCTAACTGTAATTTTTGTATAAACAATGTATTCGTAAAGGATGCAAAAGAAACTGAAAAGAAATTAAGTGAACAAAGTAATCAATTAGAAACTTTAAAGATTTTAAATGATGCACTTATAACTCAATTGGGAAATTTAGATGGAGTTGAAGACCAATTCAAAGAATGGAAAGAGTGGACCGATGAATATAAACGTTTGATTAGTGTTATAGAAAGATTAGAAGGTGATATCAGAACTGCAGATTCTAAAATTGAATTATTACAAACTCAAAAAGAAAATGTAAACGCCGATATCCAACGATACAACGATAATGAGGAAACAATAATTAAAAATCAGGCATTAGATATACAAATTCAAAATGTTCGTAGATTAAAACAAGGTATTGAAAAACAAATATCGGATGTAAATAAACTTATGTTGAAATTGATGTCAGAGGTAGGTGCAACTAAAACCTACATTGATAATATGGTAGCTAAGATGGAAGAAGTAAAAGAATTGGAAACTAAAAACCAATTATATACATTCTACTTAGATGCGGTTAAGAAAGATGGTGTACCTTACGAACTAATATCTAAAGCACTCCCAGCAATTGAAAACGAAGTAAACAACATATTAGGACAGGTAGTAGATTTTTCAATATCTATGGATACCGATGGTAAAAACATCAACGCTAGAATCGTTTACGAGGACCAAGAGTGGGCTCTAGAAATGTGTAGTGGTATGGAGAAGTTTATATCAGGTCTAGCGATTAGAGTGGCTCTAATTAACATCTGTAACCTACCCAGACCTAACTTCTTAGTAATTGATGAGGGGTTTGGAACATTGGATGCGGATAACCTATCATCCTTATTTATGATGATGCAATATCTTAAAACTCAATTTGATTTTATTTGGGTAATTTCTCACTTAGAACAAATGAGAGATATTGTAGATGGACTTATTGAAATTAAGAAAGTAGATGGGTTCTCTAAGATTAATTTTTAGTAACCGGTAATACATTTTTAGGTGGGGTCTTCTTTGAAGACTCCACTTTTTCTTTTACTAGGGTTTCAATTAATCCGCTTATCTTATATCCTTTATCTTTACAAAACTCCTTTAATAATTGATGTACATCGGCATCAATTTGTATCATAGCGTATTTTTTCATAACATTCTTTAGTTTTCTTTAGAATTCTAATATAATTATAAACATAAAAAATTTATGTAAATATTTATCATAGAATAATACAAGCAAATTATGGCGATAATAAAGAAATTTCCGGAAAGTTTAACACAAAACTTAACAACATTTCAGACATATATAAATGATACAACTCCAAATTCTACATATTTTAGAGTAACCGAGTTCAAAGATACATTTACTGGTGGTAAAAATGGTTTCCTAATTGAAGGTTCTCAACATCTAAAGGAAACTACTGAAATTAAGATTGAAATATTAGATGTAAACGGAAACCCTGTTTATTATGAACCTGGTAATGGTGTTCCCGAATATTATGAAGGTGTTTCTAAATTGATTGCTGTATATGTTTATGAAGATACTCCAATAGGACAAGCTAAGATTACTATATTAGGTGAATTAAAAACATTTGTAGATGATAATGGTATAGTACAAGATATACCTGAACAATGGAGAAATGTTTACAATGTTAAATGGGAAAAGGAATTTCAAATAAACAAATTACTTTCAAACGAAGATAAAGTAAGATTTTATCGTAGACCTGAAGTATCCATAACTGAAATAGTAAAACCTATATTTTCAAATATAGTAACACCTATTACACAAAAGGGTAGAGTGGATGGCTTTGCGCAAGTTCCAGAGCAAGGACAACTATTATCCGAATATTCTTTACCAACAAATTATTTACTACAAATAAACGATGGTGGAGCTTGGACTGGTTCGGTTGTTGGTACTACCATAGAACTTACGGATTTGGGGTTATTTACTTTAGCCGATGATGTTATTAGTAAAACCGATTTAACGGTAAAAACACCATATACTATAAATGGTATTGTTCAAGATTTTTCAAACCAACGATATACTGCATCTTTTAATTATGTAGAGGGGTTGGATAATCTTAAAACCGCATTAACAGGTTCATTTGCAAAAATATTAATATCGGATTTAGATACATTTGTTGGTGATGTGGCCAGAGTAAAAATATATAGAAGGTCTCAATCAGATTTAGCGGATTATCAGTTTATACAGGAGATACAATTAGAATCCAATGAGATTTTAAAAGATTTAGAATCAACTACAAAAAATGAAGAATTTTACGGTATATTTGACCCGTTTAATTTTAAAAATTATTGGATAACATCATCTAATGAATTAACAACGCAGTTTAATCAAACATTCCTATACAACTCGGTTAGATTAAATGGTAGCTCTGCAAATGCACATCAATTCTTTACATCAAAATCAATTGATATAAGAACAAATTCTGAATACACTTTAGATTTTAATGTAAAACTTTTACAAAACTTATCTCCAGGAAATTATATTAAGTTCTACATTAGTGGGTCTAGAATAAATAATGGTGTATCATCTGGTGTATCTCAAGAAATATTAAAAGTAACATCTGATAATAGTGTTTTACAAAAATCGAGCATTACTGCTAATTTTAAATCACAAGAATTTTCGAATGCAAGATTATATGTTGAAGTAAAGGGTGCTGGTTGGCATTTAGCTGATATTAGTTTGAGAGCATCGCAAGAAACATCATTTTCACCAAATGAAATTTCTTTTATACAACCTATACCAAGAACATTGCCAAAAGAAACATTTGAGTTTTTATTTCAATTTTATGATATTAATAATAATTACATACCGGTAATTGTAACTGAAACAAAAACATTCGATGGTGGTAATTTAAATCGTATTAATAAAAGTTTAGAATTAGTACCATCATCTTTGTATTTCCAATTTGATTCTGGTTCCGGTAATGGAAATCCTGTAAATCCAACTACAATTTTTATAGATGTTATTAAGAATTTCCTAACAGGATCTGTTACATTTACATCCCGTTCATTTGATTTTTTTAATACTGAATTATCATCATCAATGTATGATACTTCGTATTGGGCTACAACTCCATTGAGTAGTTCTTTAGTATCACCACCGTTTACTCATTGGCAATTTCCTGGTAAATTGTTAGATATCGATAAAGATACGGTGAGATTGACAGTACAAAACTTTACAGGTTCTAGAGACCCCGGTTTAGAAGAAGTTGTTGTACAATATATAGAATACACTGCCGAATGTGAGGGCGTTGAAGATTCTATTATAATAACAAGGGTAATTGATGGTAAGGGTGGTGTAAATTATGAATTAAGACCTTACAATGGTCAATTTATAAGAAACTCTGACCCGTCTGGTTCATTAGAAGTTCAGGCAATTCGTATCGATGGTGTAAACGAAATTAAACTTAGAGCTGGGTTGCCGGCAGGAAGGTCAGCACCTCAAATTCACGTACAATCCGGCTCAAAATATCTTACACTTAATGATGCAAGTGCAAGTGGATTTATAAAAGGTTTACAACCTGGTACAACTGGTTCTGGTGAATTGAATTACAACGCAATCTTTAATAGAGATTCAATTGATGGGCAATTAACATTATATCTAATACCTTCTGGTTCACCAACCCCATCTGCATCTATTTTAACTGTACTAACTCTTACGGATTTGCAAGATGGTTTGGATGCTGGTGTGGTTTTATATGATGCGGATACCTTTACAATTAATCCAAGATTACAAACTACATTTACACCATCATTTTCATCAGCAACGGCATCCTTTTTCCGTAGGGGTAGATTCGATGAACCTATAAGTTGTTCTATTGAGGTATATCCATCAATGTCAATTAATAATGATTTTACTCCAGAATATTGGGTAAATTATATAACTCATAGTAATAATCCCGATATTAGTGTTGTTGCATATGATGAGGGGGGAAATATAATACCATCCAGAGCAAATGCAGCAACATATCCATTAGGTGACGCATTAATTCAATCAAAACAATTATTAGTAAATTTTGTTTATACTGAACCTTGGACATCAGCATCTGTATCGGTAGATAAATTATTCACAATAGTTCCTGAAGGTAAACCTGGTGATGAAAGTATTGTATTTGAAGTAAACCCAGCTGCAGTAACATTGGCTGCAAACTCAAGAGGTGTTGTAAACGATTTCAAACCAACAGTAACTGATATTAGACTAAAGCAAGGTTCTCGTTACCTATCATTTACGGGTAGTAGAGAACCAGGTACATTCCATATAGCACAATCATCCATAACTGCATCAAACGTAACTGGTGGTTTGGTTTATTTTGATAATGCATATACTGAATCATTAATTATTAGTGCATCTTCTGGATTTATTAATTTAAGTGGAAGTATTACATATCCATTGGAAATTCAGCCATATTATACATCATCGGTTTATACGGCAAGTGTTGTTCAACCATATACAAAAGTATTGGAAGGGCCTCCACCAATTCAAGTTTTAATAACTCCTTCTAACGTAACATTGGCAGCGGATGAAGTTGGGTTTGTGACACCTGTTGATTATACACCTGCAAATACTACAATACAAATTAAGGAAGGTGATGATTTTCTAAGGTTTACAACACAATCATCTGCACCTGGAACATTTAGGATAAATTCGATTGAAACATTAGCTGGTGGTATTCTAAGAATTAGGACTGGTTCATTATCATCATCATCATTAAGTACGGCAACTATAAATTATAATAGATTTGATTATCCATATGTTTCGGCTAGTGCATTATATACAATTCAAGTATTTCCATTTGCATTAGGAAGTGGACATGAATATACATCATCAATTTTTACTCGTACACAACAATTTACAAAAAATGTATCAGTACCAAATGCTCGTTCCGTTGATTTTAAAGCATCAACATATACGGTAAATTTTAATAGAGATGGGTACAAAACATCACCAGAAGGTAATATAGAATTAATAGCAACTGCGTTTAATGTAACTGGTTCAACTGCAAATGGTGTGGGGCCTAACTTTTATTTTTACTATATTGATGAAGATGGTAGTGAAGCTTATTATTCTGGACCAATCCCAGAAACATCTCCTGGTTCAAAAGAGGCTATTGAATATATAGATGCATCTGATGCAGTAGGACCTGGTGAAAATAAAACTTGGAAAGTAAAAATAACAGATGGTAAAGCACCATCTATTGGAAGCTTATTACCATCTGATATTAGAGCAGAAGGACAATTAACAATATCAGGAATAAAAGCAGGGGCAGATGCATATAAAATAGTTGCTACTAACGAAAATGCATCTATAAGTGGTGACCTTTGGGATAAAAATTTAAATGGAACTGCGATAACTTTAACAACTTTTAAAGGTGTTAGTGAATTGGAAAATGTTACGGCATCACAATATCCAGCTCCAATATTTCCTGATGATTATGATTATTTAGGAGAATTAATTGGTAATTTAGGGTATTCATCAGCATCTATACATAATCAAAATACA